ATACAAGATTTTTTAGAAGATGTTGTTTGTGTGATGGTTGATGAAGTACATATGGCTAAAGCTGATGCGTTAAAGACACTCTTAACTGGTGTGATGTCTAAAATACCAATTCGATGGGGCTTAACAGGCACAGTGCCTAAAGAAATTTCCGAAGCACAGGCACTGAATATAAGTCTTGGGCCAGTTATTAATCGACTATCTGCTAGCGAATTACAAGATCGAGGTGTATTAGCACAGTGTCACGTAAACATCGTACAATTAGTAGATCATGCTGATTTTCCCACATATCAAAATGAATTAAAATTTCTACTCGAAGACACGGATAGACTTAAGGTTATTGCAGATTTGGTGACAAAAGTAAATGCGACAGGAAATACCTTAGTCTTAGTAGATAGAGTAGCAGCAGGGCATGCATTAGTTGAAATGCTAGGAGAGAGGGCAGTCTTTGTCAGCGGTGCTACCAAAGGAACAGAACGTGATGAAGAATACAATGAAGTTGCTACCAGTACTGACAAAATCATTGTAGCAACTTACGGGGTCGCTGCTGTCGGTATTAACATTCCGAGAATTTTTAATTTGGTATTAGTGGAACCTGGCAAGAGCTTTGTGCGCGTCATACAATCAATTGGTCGTGGTATACGCAAAGCAGAAGATAAAGATCATGTTGAAATCTGGGATGTTACATCAACATGTCGTTTCGCTAAAAGACATCTACAAAAGAGAAAGGCATTTTATAAAGATGCAAACTATCCATTTACTCAAGAGAAATTAGAGTGGAAATAAAGGTTGACCTTACCCGGAGCATCTGCTATAATAAGACTATGAGAATCTTAACCCTTGATGAAAACAAATACTACGAACTTGATCATTTACCTGAAGAGATAGATGATATGCGGTTTGCTATCTTAGATAATTCAAACCCACATGAAGTTGACTACCATTATATACCGTTGATATTTTTAGAGAGTTTTACTGCTCCGGCATTGGTATTGCGAATCGGTGCTCACCGTGTGCGTATGCCAGTTGACTGGCAATTACTAATTGGTGAACCAGACTTTGGTGATCTTGAAGTGATCCCGCTATCAGCATTAAATGACCGGGGATTTAAAGCATTTCAGTTTAATCCGTTGTCTAGTTTTAGGCCTAGTTTTTTAGATGTTGAAATACTAGATGTCTATCAAGATTTAACTTGGTACGCTCCCAAATTAAAGAATGGGCAGTTGCTATGTGTACCGTTAAGTGATGACAAAGAACCAGAATGTGTATATTTTGTAAAAGATATAAGTCGTAATTGTGAGATAGTAGATTATAGGCAAGTTTTTTAATGACTACTGAAAATAAAAATCAATATACATCATCGACAGTTATAAAACCCAGAGAGGTGATGGATAAAACACCGCCCAATGTTGATTCAAAGATCAGTAGTCTCGAATTGAGAATCTTAGAACAAGATAGATATATTAAAAAGCTCCAGCGTGATGTAGTACGTTTAAAAGATCAGATTAGTCAGATAGCGGGGAAATTGCAACGTGGATAAATTGCACATTAGTAATGAGATGAACCGTTTTGATTGTAAAGATCGAAACTTTTATCGAGAGCTAACCGACGAAGAACGTAAAAAGTTCAGTAACTATCTGATGATAAGATGGGGTAGTTCGGTTCAGGGTAGCAGAGATTTACAAGAGTTTTATCTTATTAGTTGTAACGAGCGTTTTAATAAACACTTTTTTGCCATCAATCGGCACCCGCAGTTACAATGGTTATGCGCTACTACTGTAAGTCCAGATTTGGGTCCGCAACGACACAATTGGATCTCGCCAAAGAAAAAAGAAGCCGGTGCCAATAAAAGTAAAAAAATATTAGAGGAGCTGTTTCCCAATATGAAACGTGATGATTTAGAATTATTGGCTGAGATCAACAACAAGAAAGACATCGACAAATATCTGCATGATCATGTTATCGAAAAATGAAGTATACGTGTCAGTATTGTAAACGAGATTTTATAAAAGAGTCTAGTCTCACTGTACATAGTTGCGAGCCAAGACGTAGGCATACTGAGCGAGATGAAGTAGGTGTACGTATGGGTTTTAATGCTTATTTAAAATTCTATGAGCTTACACAAGGCTCAGCAAAGTTAAAAACTTATGAGGATTTTGCTGAAAGTCCGTATTATAAAGCATTTGTAAAATTTGGAAGATATTGCGTCGATACCAAGGTGATCAATCCTGCAAGATTTACCGAGTGGGTACTTAAACAGAATAAAAAGTTAGACTATTGGTGTAGTGATAAACTTTATGAAGAATATCTTCTTCAATATCTTAAATTAGAGCGCATGGAAGATGCGTTAGCTCGGGCTATTGAATATTCTATTACATGGTCCGAAGATAAAGATGCTCCCCCACATGATTTTTTAAGATATGGTAATCCCAATACCATAATACACGCCATCATAAGTGGTCGTATTAGCGCATGGGTATTGTATACATCTGAATCTGGGCAGAGATTTTTATCTGAATTAAATGAAGAACAACGTAGCATCATCTGGCCGTATATTGATGCTGATGTATGGACGAAAAAATTACGCGAAGATCCGGCTAATCGAGCCGAAGCGCAGGAAATCTTAATAAAGGCAGGGTGGTGATGAGCGCAGATATCGATATAGATTTAGCAGATCGCGAACAAGTTTTACATCTTATTAAACATACGCCTGCGAGACTGCGTGGTCAAACTCCAGTTCGAAAACATAACAGCGGTATTTACGTGACGGATATTCCCTATGATCCTGTCAATAATTGTGCTGCCATAGACTACGAAGATGCCGGGATTAGAGGTTATTTTAAGATTGATCTTTTGAATATGTCGGTATATCAATTAATAAAAGACCCAGATCACTATGAAGAAATGTTGGCAAAAGAGCCAACTTGGAATAGGCTGTGGGAAGACGCCGAATGGGCTAAACAGTTAGTACATATAGGGAATTATACAGAGTTATTGAAGACTATGCGCCCTGATTCGATACCCCGCATGGCTGCTTTTATAGCTGTTATACGTCCAGGAAAGGCACATTTACAGAATAAACCTTGGAGTGAGATATTTGATAGTGTTTGGGATGGTGATGCTAGTCGGGGGTTCGTATTTAAGAAAGCGCACTCGCTTAGTTATTCAATGTTAGTAGCACTACACATGAACTTACTCGATACGTCTAACTAAAGTAATAGATTTTCTTTTACTTTTCTTGCGAGCAATTTCACTTAAACTACATACTGGCCCATGTAAAATTTCTAAGTCTTTATTCATGAAAGTACGCAGATAAGTTCTAAACGGCTGCCACTCATGTTTTAGAAATATATTGATGGGTACTGTTCTGTTGCTTTCCCACCACCATATGTTAGCTAATTCTAAAAACTTTTTCTTAGTTTCGAGGTCGGTTATGCTACCAAAATCATAGATGGTGGTTATGCTATTATCTTGATTTTGTATTATACCAACGTATTCTTGACTAGCATACAAGCACAGAGTTATGAAGGGATATTTATCGGTTAATTTAGTGAAGATTTCGTTGGTCATAGATTGTTAAAAGCATTTACGATATTTAGTTGTTCAAAATTCATGGCTAAATATCATTACAACAGGAACTTTAATATCCACTAAATAATATGTATGTATTCTTCCACCCTATATTTGTACCAACAACGAACTCAGGTATTGTTAATAGATTCCAGCGGTCAATTTTTTACAGCGAGATATAATCCAGTGTATGCCAAACGGTTGACAATTAATCTTGGGGTCGATAATGTACTATTGTTTTCGTTCGTTAATCAAGACGAAAAGCCAGTAAATGTAACTGGATGCACCTTCACATTTAGAGTGACGGACACCGCTGGTGTGATGATGCTGCTACAAGAGCCCATGATCATTTTAAATGCTCCGACAGGACAAGTAAAAGTTTTTATCCCTGCTGCCGATACATTAGAACTAATAGCACAACCTGCGTCGTACTCGATATCAGTACAGAGTGGCAATTTAAATCAAGCAGTTTTTACCAATGCGCAGTCTGGAGCAAGAGCCCCGATCGATTTAGTTAATTCAATTTTTCCACAGTTTGTGCCCAGCAGTCAGCTTACTATTCCTACGACACAGATGACCAATCAAGGCATACAGTATGACGGGGCAGCATGGGCTAACTTCCCGACCTGGGCTAATCCTTACTACTGGGGGGCGAACGGAGATGGATCATGGTATTATAATACCTGGCAAAATACTGAATATTATTCTAGCTTCATATACCCTAGGGATTATATCACTACAGTACAGATGGATTTGATCGGGTACACAGGCACTATCAAAGCACAATGGGCTGAGAATTATCAGAGTGTTTGGTTTAATGCGACAGAAAGCACGACGTTTTATAACGAAACTAGAACCATACATATGAATATAATAGGTTGGTATCCTCTATTACGGCTAGCGTTTAACAACAGTATTTTTGCCACACCAAATCCACCGGGTGTCCCAGCTATAGCTTATGCTGTCTGTAATGAAGGGGTTGTCACACAGATCATAGTATCAAACGGCGGATCTGGATACCTAGCTCCACCAAAAGTAGATATAATTGGCAATGGATCAGGCGCGGTAGTAGAAGCTACAATAGGCGGTGATGGTACTGTAACTGGTATCAATGTGATAAATGGTGGATCGGGATATTGGCCTATTCCTGCAGGCGGTATCAATCCAGGCGCACTTCCGGTACCCCCGGCTCATCAAGGAGCTTTTGTTTTGATATCAACTGGATATGTAGTCAATCTCGTATATCGTTGATAGTCAAAGTACTTGAATTACCCTGTATAATCTGCTATAATTTAGCATGGTTGATGTAATTTCTTTATTACCCGTTAAGCATAAACGTAATAGTTCAGGTTGGATTACATTCAACGCTGTCTGTTGTCATCATCGCGGGGAAAATCAAGACCGTAAGCAGCGAGGAGGTTTCAAAAGCTCCGATGAAGGCTGGTATTATGCTTGTTTTAATTGCGGATATACTGCCAGTTTTGTACTAGGACGTAGTCTCACATTTAAAGCACGACAATTCCTCACATGGATGGGCGTTGATTTTAAATTGATCGAAGAAATCAATCTGGAAAGTTTACGGCATCGAACTATACATGGCCTATTGGAAACTACTAAGCAAACAGTGCCTAATGTGGAATTTGCAGAACGAGATTTGCCAGTTGGATTAGAATTAATTGACGACGCCAATTCCCGACATACTGTTTATATAGAGTATTTGTCATCTAGAAGTCTAGATCACACTGCCTATCCTTATATGGTATCGCCTGATGCCGACGGTAGATTGGCCAATCGCATCGTGATACCGTTTACACATCAAGGCATGCTAGTGGGTAATACCGCGAGATTTTTAGATACTCGCACCCCGAAATATATTTCAGATATGCAACAGGGCTATGTATTTGGGGCAGATCTGCAACGAGAGTCGTGGCATCATCTTTTCGTAGTAGAAGGCATTTTCGATGCGTTATCTATCGATGCTGTAGCCGTACTACATAATGATATAAATTCTAAACAGATACAGTTGATTAAAAATCTGGGAAAAACGGTAACCGTAATACCCGATCAAGATCTGGCGGGTATGAAATTAGTAGAACGAGCGATAGAATTGGGCTGGGCTGTAAGTATGCCAGATTGGCCTAATGGAATAAAGGATGTCAATGATGCGGTAATTACTATGGGCAGGTTAGCAACTATACTAATTATATTGCAGTCCAGAGAAACAAACAAATATAAAATTGAGATACAAAGGAAAAAACTTGTTAAACGATTACGGGCTTGAAGTTCAGAAATTATTCTTGGAAATACTCTTAAATGATGCTGAGTCATTTGTTCGGGTACAAAATATCTATAATCCCGCTAACTTTGACAAAGGTTTACAGTCGGCAGCAAAATTTGTTAAAACACATTATGATGAGCATGGAGCATTGCCGATATTTGAACAAGTATCTGCGGCTACAGGGGTCAGTCTCTCTAAGCTATCCGAACTACCAGACGGAACTATCGAATGGTTCATGGAAGAATTTGAGGGATTTACAAAACGTGAAGAATTATCGAGGGCTATCCTCAAATCGTATGATCTATTGGAAAAAGGTGATTTTGGCCCAGTGGAAAAACTCATCAAAGATGCTGTACAGATAAGCCTACAGAAAGACATGGGCACTGACTATTTTGATAGTCCTTCTGAACGAAATAATAGATATTTTAACAG